GCCGATGTTGAGTTTACCTTTTTTAAACTCCTTCATCACTTTTTTAACCTTTTTTTCTTTTTTTGTCGACATTTTTAGTCTCCTTTCTTGATTATGACGCTTCCAGAGCCCATGTCTTTAGCATTTGGTAACGTTTTTGATAAAATTGTTTTTTCAATCGAAGTATTTGCTCTTAATTTTGCTAATTCTTCGTTTTGATCAAGTTTTTCGTCTTGATTTTGTTGGTTCATCATTGCTCTCATCTTATCTAGGTTAATTCTTTCCTCTCCTTCTTGTTTTTTTCTAGCATTTTCTTGTGCTTGAAGGTCTAATTCTCTAGATCTTAGTTTTGCAATAGGGTCATTATCAAATTGTGATGTAATTTTCTTCTCTTCTTTCATAAATTCACCCATCATATCTGCAATCAAGTTTGCTTTTCTTGCTTCTATTTTTTCAGAAATCATTCTAACTTGATTTTGCATGTTTGGATCCATCATCGCTTGTGGATTTTGTTGCATCATCATAAGTTGTTGCATTTCATTTTTAAATTCTATTTCAACTTGCTCTTGTGCCATTAAAGAAATGTGTTCAAAGCAATTTTTTTCAAGAGCAGCCATAACAATTGGTGCGTTTCTAGCCATGTTAGTTGCCATAAAATTTAAGTGAGCTGTAATGTGTGCTCTGTGATCCTGACCAGGGAAAGCTTGGAACGGTTTCCCAGCGAGAGCATCAATGTGCTCTAACGCTGGGTCCTTTGGTATCGGTGGTTGTGGTCGAATTAAAATTTTGTCTACATCTTTTACACCTAAAGCTTCATACATGTTTCTGTATGCTTGATACAAATTGTGTATTTGTGGATTAGATGTTGCCAGCTGCAGTTCTGACTGCGCGAGGGAAATACGCTGTGTCTGAGAAAATATGTTTGGATCTGCAACTGGCAATATATCTACTCTATCGTCAAAGTCTGTTTGTTTAATTAGTCTTTGACCACCAACAACATCGTAGGGATATTCTTGTGGTAGATATAACTTAAAAACTCGTGCTAATAATTTAAACTCTTGTTTCAATGCTGCATAAATTCTTTTGTGAATTGCAGACATTGTTCTGCTTCCCCTTTCTAGCAATGCTACGGTCGTACCCACAGCTGCTTGTTGATTACCCTCACCTACTTGCAGATCGGCTATTGAAGCGAATCTTTGACCTGCAGATACTACGACGCCCATAAGTTGTAAGAGAGTTTGTGACGGCTCTTTAAATGGTAACATCATAAATGAATCTCTAATGTTTCCTCCTGGTGCATCCACATCTCTAAATTCTCCTGGTTGAATGCTTTGAGCGTCGTCTCTTATTCTAATACCTCGTTGTTTAAATCCTGCAGGTAAATTAGATAACGTTCCTGCGTCTAGTAGTTGTCGTAATGCAGCTGTAGCTGTTCTTGATAATCCACCAATCATGTGTATTAAACCAAAACCATAAAATCCTAGTCCTGGTAAAAATTTAAAATGTACAAAGTAATCTATTTTATTTCTTAACGGATCACCTATTTCGTAGTTTCTTTTGATTGATAAAACTTCTCTAGAATTTTCTTCGATAGTTACAACATATGGAAGTTTAATTCCTGTTGGTTCACCATCTTGACCCATGTCTTCAAAACCTTCTAAATCTAAATTAACATGGCATTCTAATAAATTAAATATATCTTCATCTCTTCCTTTTGTTTCTCCTTGAAGCTCACGTTCTTTTCGTTCAACTTCAGTTTCATTAAGAGGTCCTGGTTTTAATTCTATATCTCTGTAGAAACCAGCAACTTGTTGTTTTCTTAATTCATTTTCGGATATTTGTACGCGATGAATGATAGATTCCGCATCATCTAATGAGGTAGCTGTATACGGAACAATCAAATCATCAGCGGGTACAAATTTAGAGCAGGCCATTTGCGCTGCTTCGTCGTAGTAAACTTTTTTAAAAGATGAACCAGCTAAAGGTAAATGAAATAACATAGAATCAAAATCTGGTTCGTAGTCTTTCATCTTATCCATAATTTGATAATTCATAAAATCTTTTACTCTTTGTGATTGTTGTTCTTTCTCTGGTGTTGGTACACCTAAAATTTGTGTTCTAACAGGACCGTTGGCTGGTAATAATTCTTTATAAGCTAAAGCTTGAAATTGTGTAACAGCTTCTGCTAATACTGGGTGTGTTGCACCTGATGCGCCTTGGAAAGGCTCTGTTCTATTATCGTATTTAAAACCTAAAAGATCTAAACCTTCTCTGTAACCTTTTTCCCAGTCTTTTCTAGAATTTTTATAGTCTTGATAATTTTGATAAAGTGAAGTTCCAAGTCTTCCTAAAACATCATCTGGTAAATGTTCTGCTAAATTATCATAATGATTTTGACCACCTTCAACAGAGCCTATTGAAGGATCGTAATTAATATCCACAGAGCCGTCGTCGTTCTCTGTAATTTCTACAGGCTCACCTTTTTCATTAAGCTTCTGTTGCTCTTCTTGTTGGGCAACTTCTATTTCTTCAGGTGATGGTACTTTTATCTCTTGCTCTACGTTTGGAAGAGATTTGTCTATGTCTGCCATTTATTTTCTCCAATCTTACAGGTTTAACACTATCATAATTAATAAGCAACCCCTGTGGTTGTGGGCCTCTTTTAGGAGGTATTGTTTTAGTTAATTTCATCGTCTATCTCCTTAATTATTCTATCATCAATTTCATCAATATCATCTACCGTGCCCTCAGGACCAAATACTTCTTTTCCTTCATCATACTCATCAGGAGGTGTACCTTTTGTTGTTTCATCGCCCCGACCTTTTTTAATCTCAAAAACAGATCTATCTTCAATCGTATCAAAGGTTTCATCACCATAAGAACCCATACCTTGTTTTTCTTTTGTAACTCTAATGTCTCCTGAAGCTAGATCCTCTACCAACTCGTACTCGCTACCATCTTTACCTTGATACACTGTTACTTCTTGTAAATCTTGTGTTGCTCTATTTTTAGTTTTATCTACACCTAATTTTTTAATCTTGTCTACCAACATCATAAGCTTATCTGCACCAAGTTTTATTCCTTCAACTGCAGCAGGTGATTTTGCAACCGGTGCAAGAAACTTACCTAGATAAGGAATCAAAGCTAATATACCCGCTAGCTTACCTGTGTCTTTCATAAATTTTCTTCTGCCTGGACTTTTTAATCCTTTTTTATCTGGTCCTTCAGCAAGACCTAATCTCATGATACCACCCTCAGCAGCACCTTGTATATCTTCACCAAATTTTTCTTGTTCTTCTAAATATGCTTTTTGTTCTTCTGGTGATAAAGCGTCAAACTCTTCTTGAAATTTTAGTGCTGAATCTACGAGAGCTGATATACCTGCTAGTCCAAGACCAACTGGTGTTCCTGCTCTGATAACTTTTAGTGGTAAACCTAAATTTAAAATTCTTTGTAGTGCAGGATTCTTAACAGCTTCTGCCCCTATGTTTGCAAGCGGTAATCCTAAATAGCTTACAGGATTTCTTAAAGTTTTTTCTAATCCTTCTTCTTGTAGTTGTGATCTAACACCGCCAGGTAAACCTAATTCAGCCGCTGCGATACCTGCTGGTGTTCCTAAAACTTGTAAAGCTTTCAGTAATCCTTTAGCAGCAACTGATCCACCAAGAAAACCTTTTTCTTGTTGACCAGGTAAATCTACAAGTCTGCCATCTGGTTGTAAGCCAGGTCTAAATTCTTCAATAGGAACTACTTCTTCTCTTAACAAATCTAGGTCTGGTACAAAACCCTCGGTACCTCTTGGTATTTCTTGAACCTGACCAGCTATTGTTCTTTTAATAGTTTTAATAGGTGCTCTCGTGCTAGCGTCTTCAAAATATTTATCGATAACTTTTTGAGCTTCTTTATCTGTTATGTCTAGTAGTCCTTCTTGTTTTGCAACTTGAACAATTTGATTTGCATAATTTCTTTTTATAGTAAAATCATCTAGCCCCCCTAATTTTACATCCTCTAAAGGTTTACCAATATCCAATAAAGTTCTTCCACCTTTAGGTGTTAGTCTAAATGGCTCTCCTGTTTCAGCGTTCATGAATATGGGATTTAATTTAGATGCGATCGTTTGATCTGTAGTTCTAAACAATTCATCAATCTTATTATTATTGTCTTCAATAAGATTACTTAAGTTTTTAGAAATTCCGTCATTAGCAACTTTGTTAAATAACCTTTTTTGTTGCGCATATAGAGGTTCCAACTTTCTTTCTAAAGTTTTTACACCAAATTTATATCTACTAATTCCTCTTCTATTTGCCTCTGTAAACTCTAAACCTAAATCACCCGGTGTAATTTTTTGATCACCTAATCTAGATAGTAATCTAATATCAGATCTATGAGAAAGATCTAAAGGCATAAAGGAAGTTTTAGGCCCTTTTGTTTCTTTAATACCTAACAGTCTTCCTATTTCTGTTTTAAATTTAGTAAGACTATTTTCATATTCTTTTGATCCTAATTTAACTAATTTCTTAGTTCTTCTTTCTCTCTTTTGTTTTCCTGCTTCAAACGGTGTTTTAACTTTTGCTAGTCTTTTTTCAGAAAGTTCACCTCTTTTTTTAGGCTCAACTAAACCCTCATCTGTTAAAGTTTCTCTTAGTTTTCCATATTTAGAATCTGCAGTTATAGGGCGATCGTCTGGAAATAGTTTCTTTGCTAAATCTGATCTACTTAATTTTTTATAGTCCTTTATAAATTGTTTTCTTAATTTTGAATCTTCAGTGTAAGATATTGGTTGAAAGTCTGAAGCTTTTTTACCTATCTTTCCTAATTCTTTTTGAATGGCTGACATAGGTACGTCTAACTCTTCCGAAACTTGTTTTATAGTTTTTCCTCCTTTAAGAAGTCTTTTAATTTCTGGAAGTTCGTCCTTGTACGAAACAAATCTAGCTTTGGCTCTACCTTCTAAAACTTTATCTTGAGCAGCTTTTGCTTCAGCTTCCGTAGCAAAATATTTATATATAGATTGGTTACCTCTAACTGATTGTCTATAACGCCAAGGTTTATTTGGGTTAGGTGGGTTTTTTAATTTTTTTATAGATTTTTCAGTGATCCCTTTTGATTTAAATTCCTCTATAACTTCTTCTCTTACCTCTTTAACTTTTTTTAATCCCTCTGGTGTAAAAGGCTGCGTAAATTTTCTATTAACTCCACCTCTTGAAAACTCTAAAAAATATTTTTTTTCTCCGCCTTTAGTTTCAAAAGTTTTTATGTACTCGTTTCCTTCTCCACCTAATGGTTTTTTATTATACCTAATACCGGCAAAACCTTCTCTTGTTCCTAGATCTGTTCCAGAAAACAAACCGCCACCTATGGCCATTTCGTTTCTTCTAATAAAATCTAAAGACTCATCCATCAAACCTGGACCAATCGTTTGTAAAGTATCTAGAAGTCTTTGCTT